GCGTAGTTACGCGGTTTAATATGATCCGAACAGCGATCAAAAAGGCAGAAGGTGGCGATAATATCATGCTGATCTTTTGCCTGAAAAACATGTGCGGTTGGAGGGATAGGCCGAAAGACGAGGAAGATGAATATGCCAAGATGTCGATGAAGGACCTAATCGTCCTGGCAAAGGCTAAACTCCCAGAGCTTGAGGCGGCTAATGAGCTTTCAAACCAGTCTGATTAAAGACACGGAGACGGGCAAGATTTGCCTGTGTGTAACTCACCGGGCAAATAGCGCGATTCACGAGCTACCAGACGCCATGGCCACATGGGACGAAAAGCAGCTTAGGGAATACTTTGATGAGGTGGTGAAGGAAGTAGCGCCAAATCTACTGAAGATGGCCGCAGATGACCGCAAGAAAATGAGACGCAGAAAGGGTGATTTGTGCACAGTTATTACTATCGATGTTTAGCCAAGCTTACTGGCAAGAATCCAAAGAAAATGCCGGTGTCAGCCATTCTAGGCCAGCTGCATGAGCCTAGGCCTTTGCCCATGGGCCGCAAAGAATGGGACGAATGGAGTAGCCGGATCATCGCGGGCGCAGGCGTGACGGCCACCTACGAATCACAAGCCTTTGCCTTGGCCAATCTGCTGATGCATTTAGGCCCTACCGAAGATCACAAAGAAGACGTATTCTTTATCAAGAGCCTAAGAAAATTTTGCGTTAATCAGGTAGCCGAAGAGATTCGGCAAGAGCTTTACGCTTTGAAGAAAGCTAAGGAGAATCCAAGCACTTGAACTACTGGGAAACCACAGCCTTTAAAGCAATGCAAAAGGAGTGGTACGCCAAGCTCAAGGAATCTGGATTCGAGGACGCTGAAAAGTATTGCGGGGAACACGAAGTCATCAAGCAAAGAGCCGCCAACGCCTACGCCAACCAACATGATGTAAGGGTATCGGCCAAGCAAGAATACTTCTCCATACTTCGGCGCAACGTTGAAGAGCATGACTTTGAAAGAGCCATTGATAAGGTAATCATGTGCATGATCGCCGATGGCAAAAAGATTCCAGAGATACAAACCGCCTTACAGATCATGGGAGAATATCGCTGTAGGAACGCCATCACGCTAATCATCAGGCGTCATGAGATACGCTGGGGAATGAAGACGTACACCGATAAGCAAATGAACAAGTACGGCGGGAAATGAGCAGCTACAGGATCATCAACATACCTAGAGAAAAGACAGACCATTACCATGGCCTTATTTATGCGCGTTGGCTTAGATCTCTTAGGCATGGAAATGATTACTTCAAGCTCATCGACCCTGATACCTACTATGATACCTACCGGCGATATATTGGTCGCATTCTCGATAGTCCTGATACTGATGTGCGTATCGCGGCTTTAGATGACGACGAGGACGTTGTTCTTGGCTTCTCAGTCTGCCAGGGTAACGTGCTGCATTATGTGTGTGTAGATCCATTCATGCGGATACAAGGCATCGGTAGCGCTTTAGTGCCAAAAGATATTGATACTATTTCGCACATAACGAAGACTGCGATACAGATCAGGGCTAAGAATAGCCAATCAAGATATGCTAAGTGGAAATTTAACCCTTTCGTGTGAGAAACCGAATGTCTATCAAGCTCAAATGGGCGGAAGTCCATACCCCACTATTCGTCGCTGGATGCAACCTCGGACAAAAGCTAGATCCGCACAAACGCACCGGCCTAAAGCTCTTCCTCGACAAGGAAGAAAACCTTTTGGAAGTCCATTGGAATCAAGAGGTAGGCTATGTGCCACTAAGCAACGTAGCCGTGATGATTAAGGCGCATGAACACCATGAGCCTAAGCCTGCGCCCGCACCTGCGCCTGTATGCAAGGTGGAAGCGCAAGTCTCAACACCGCAAGACCATGTGTTCAAAGGTCCTGGCGCTGGTAAGACCAAATGACCGAACTAGGTTTCCTAGCGCATCTTCTCACCAAGCATGAGCTACCACCTGAGACGAAAGAGTTAGTAGCTGCCAGGCTTGTCGAGGTGGCCGAAGCTTGTGAGCATCTCAGGCCAGCGCCATGGATGACGCATCCGCAAGCGCAAACGCAGCTGCCTACTGGCGTCCCGCAAGCCGCGTCCACCTTGGCCATCATGGCGCGTAACCCTGACCTTGTGCCACCACCTGCGCCTGTGCCTGTGGAGCAGATCGCACAGACAGCAGCCACACAGGCCGCACTCGCCTCTCGGTCAGCAGCCATGATGGGTGTGACCGATCCTAACACTGGAAGAAAAAGGAAATTCTAATGCACGTTTTAAATGACGCAATTAAAGCAATTCTTGAAGAAGTTATTGGCCCGAACCCTCAAGAAAACTGTGGAAATGATTTGCTTACCGATGGAAATCCGGTCAATTGGGCTCGATCTTTTTGCAAACAGCATCCAGAAATTAATGAAATTGAAATGGTTTGCTGGTTCGCTAATGCCATGTATTGCGCCCAAGGATTTATGCTTAGCATGTTGGGAAAAGAAAGCTTTCCCGAACCAGAATGAAAGTCAACGAGTCATTTTCAGAGGTATTTATTCATCAGGAGATATCGCCAGCAGCCTATAAGGCGCAGCGCATGGCCGAGCTAGAGCAGATGGCCAAGTACAGAGCGCTGAAGCTTCAAGCATACAAGGATTGGTCTGTGGCGGAAAAGCGCGAGAAGATCATCAAGCAAGCGGACGCAGATCTCACGGAAGCACGCGCCATCTATGCCGCAACACCTCCCAAGGAAGCCAGGCTTGAATTCGCTCGCCTAGAAGATCGCATCAGGATCACGCCTAAGCCAATGGTAACTTTTGAGATAACTCGTAAACCAAGCCTGTGGCAGAGATTCAAATCGCTCTGGACATAGACAACCAGCAAGCCGCCAAGATACTGGCCGAGATTGCTAGGCGCACAGCAACGGTTAAAACCGTCAAGCCTGACATTCTCGGCCACCGCGATGTTTTCTGGCAGCAACGCGACTTCATCACTCATCCAGCCAAGCTCAAAGCTCTATTCTGCACTCGCCGCAGTGCCAAAAGCTTCACCGCTGGCCTATACCTTGTACACGAAGCGCTTGAGAATCCCGGATGTAACGTCCTATTCGTCGGCCTTACCAGGCAATCCGCAAAGAATATCGTCTGGAAGGATATTCTTCGTGTCCTAGACAAGCTGCATGGGCTAAACGCCAAGCCTAACCAGGCCGATCTCACGATGACTCTGCCAAGCGGCTCGCTCATCGCTGTCACCGGTATCGACGCTGATCAGTCTGAAATGCTCAAGCTTCTAGGCAGAAAGTGGCGGCTTGTCTGTATTGACGAAGCATCCATGTATACCGTCGATATGCGCAACTTCGTCTACGGCATCCTTGGCCCCGCCATGGTCGACCCCAATGCAGGTGGCGACCGTGGAACCATCGCCATGTTCGGCACAGCGTCCGACTTCCCTCGCGGACTGTTCTATGACGTGACTACGGGCGCTGAGCCAGGATGGCAGCTTTTCAAATGGACGGCGCACGATAATCCTCACGTTGCGAAACAGTGGCAAGAGAACCTAGAGGACATCCGAAAAAACCGACCTCTGTATATGGAGACTTCGCAGTTTCGCCAGTGGTTTTTAAATGAGTGGGTGGTAGATGAGAATAAGCTTTGTTACCGCTTTAATCCTAGCAGGAATCTTGTACGTCAACTTCCTCATCTTTCAACAGCTGGATGGACATTTGTCCTTGGAATTGACACTGGCTGGGAAGACGATAACGCTTTTGTACTGACCGGATTCCACGCCAATGATCCGCATTGCTATGTGGTCAAAACTCACTCCGAAAAGAAGATGACCTTTGATCAGGTCGCAGCCAAGACTCAGGAGTTTTTAGACGACCGTGAATACCCAATTGCCAAAGTATTCATCGACGGAGCCAATAAGCAAGGCGTTGAATCCATGCGCCAGCGTTACGGCATAGCTTTCGAGTATGCCGAGAAGCAGGACAAAGCCACCTTCATCGAGCTTTGCAATGCCGACCTAGTGCAGGCCAAGATCCTCTTTGTCGACAACGACGACACCAAAGACTTGCGCGACGAGATGCTGGCCTTGGTCTGGGTGACAGACGGCGACACCATCAAGCTTCCCAAGAAAGAGCATCCAGCTCTACCCAACCACAGATGCGATGCTTTTCTCTACGCTTGGCGCAACGGCTACCATTACCACTGGGACAAAATCCAACCTTCCATCCCTGTGGGCTCGAAAGAATGGTTCGCCAAGCAAGCTGAAGGCATTTGGGACAGGGAGCGCGACATTCTAGAAAAGGACGGATCGGTGGGCGAATGGCCTACGGAGCCTCATGGCTGGTAGGTGGCTGGCAAGGATGGATTCGAACCACCGGCTTACAGAGTAACAGTCTGTTCCCTTACCGCTTGGGTACTTGCCAATATGTCTGGTAGCGGGAGTTGGATACGAACCAACCGATATCTAGGTTATGAGCCTAGCGAGACGCCATTTCTCCATTCCCGCCACAACATGAGCATTTTAGACATTATTAGGGGCTACTTCCTACCAAAAAGGACCAAAATGCTACCTTTTTTAAAACATAAGCAGGAAGCAATAGCAGGTGGGCCGGATGATGAAATCATGCGCAAGCCTGATGAAGAAGAAGACTATGAGATGCTTGATGCTATTGCCGAAGACATCTTAGCTGCTGTTGGTAAGAAAGATGTTAAGCTTTTAAAAGAAGCCTTAACTTCTTTAGTAGAGCATATCAAGGAAGAAGACAAAGAACAGGACGCACAAACCTACTCAGGAGAAGTTTAAATGACCATCAATAGCTTATCGCCGATTGCATCGACTCCTGTAGCTGGCCTTGGAACGCAGACTTTCAACATTCCATCCACTGGGCTCTACACGATTGGCTTCAAGATCTTTGTGCCATTCGTCCAAGGCACTTCGGCTGATTCGACCAGCACTGCTGGACAGTCTGGCTTGCAAGTTGTCGTCGCACTCAACGGCGTGACCAAGCTCACTGTTGGCGGATCGGCCACTAACCCAACGCCTACCCAGCCCATCGTCGGTAGCTTGATTGTCCTGCAATGCACGGCCGGTGACGTAGTGACCGTGGTTCTATCCTCTGCAAACGCAGTGGACGCAGCGCCAAACGCAGTTAAAGGCATCATCAACATCTTCGCGGGGGAATAAGCTATGTCCATGGCCATCGCGTACCGGCTGGGTAAGAAGAAGCACGACAAGGGTGTTCATAAGCCTGTGGGCGACGAACGCTATGGCCGTGGCGCTAGCGAAGCGGGCGAAGACTACCGCGATTACAAGTCCGAGCCTAAAGGCGCTTTCTCTAGGGAAGGTGACAAAAGCTCAAAGGATAAGCATCGTAAAATCCTTGATGAGCTAATGGACATGCGTGGCGGTAGGGAGCACCTTGCCGGTGGCGGCGAGATCGAAGACGACGACATGATTTCCAAGATCATGGCCAAGCACTACTCGGAAGGTGGCAAACTTGCCAACAAGACTGAGATAACGGCAGATTTTGAGCCTAATGCCTTTGACGAATTAGCGCTCGAAGATGACCTAGAGCAGCACTACACAGGTGCTAACTCTGGCGACGAGCTTGGCAACGATCAAGAGGACGAAGACAGGCACGATATCGTGTCTAAAATCATGAGATCCCGCACCAAGCGTGACAAACTTCCAAGGCCAGCATGAACCTTACAGAGCTTAAGAAGCTTCTGACTTTGTGCCGTAAGCAGGGAGTTACCGAGATTGACTTTGAAGGCATCAAGGTGAAATTCGGCGACCTTCCTGCGCCTAGAAAGCTGGCCGAAGGTGAGGCGGAAGAAGAAACAGACGACGAATTAACGTCGGAACAACTCATGTTCTACAGCGCAGGCGGAACGCAATGAAAATCAGCAAGTCCGATGGTGGGCCGTCTAAGATTACGATGCGGACCAAGGGCAAAGACACCGATGGAACCGCCATCCTTGCTGAATGGTGGAAGGCAGAGGACGAAGCGCAACTATGCGCAGAACTTTGCGGTACCGCTGCCTATCTCAAAACCGCACAGACCTACCGCATTCGCCAGCTAGCCGTGGACATTCGCCTCTACTGTGGCCTATCGGTCTATTCCTACGCTGGTTCTAACGTGTCCAAGATGGACAAAACCAAGTCCCTGCCAGATGACAAACCGACCTTTAACCTCGTCTCGGTCGCCACCGATACGCTGGTCAGCAGGATCGGCCAAAACGAGCCAACGCCTAAGTTTCTGACCGATGGTGGGGATTACCGCGAGCGCCACCTAGCCCAGCAGCTTAACCAGTTCATCCTGGGCGAGTTTTACCAGACCAAAGCCTATATCAAGGGCAAAAAGATGTTCCGCGATGGCCTTGTGATGGGATCTGGTGCTCTCAAGGTTTACGAAGGTCACGACGACAAGGTGCAGGTTGACCGCGTGATGACCACGGACCTTTACGTCGATGACAATGATGCTCTAAACGGCGAGCCGCAGCAGCTAATACAGCTAAAGCTCATGGACAGAGACAAGCTAGCTGCCAACAATCCAAAGGCCGCTGGTATCATCGACGCCACGCCTCAATCCTACCCAGATAACTCGCCTGATTCCGGCCGCACTACCGCCGATCAAGTGATGGTGTTTGAAGCCTGGAAGCTGCCATCTGGCGATGACCAGAAAGCTCCCGGCTACATACCAGGACGCCATGTAATCGCTACCGCATCGGGGATCATCTTTGAAGAAAAATGGCACAAACAAAAATTCCCCTTCGTCTTCTTCAACTACTCCGATCCGTTCTTGGGATTTTGGGGGCAGGGTTTGGCTACTCGGCTCTTTGGTACGCAGCTTTCGCTCAATCGAATCCTCCACGTTATCAGCAAAGCCATCATGCTCGTTGGAGTACCAAGGGTATTCATTGATCAATCGTCAAAAGTTGTCAAAGCTCACCAAAACAATGAAATCGGCGTCCTTGTCACCTACTCAGGAACAAAGCCTAGCTACGAAGTAGCGCCGTGTAACGCTCCTGAGCTTTATGCCGAGCGCGACAAGCTCATTAGCTATGGACTGAAGCAGGAAGGCATCAGCGATATGCAGGCCACAGGCGAAAAGCCTCGCGGCTTGGATTCAGGCGAAGCGGTACGAAGTTTCGAAGACGTTAACGATGCTCGCTTCTCTGAGACATCGAAAAAATATGATCAAATCTTCGTCGATCTTGCCTATCTCATCGTCGATACGGCTAGAGATATCGCAAACCGCACCGGCAAGTACCAAACTGTCTACCCGAACAAAGATGGCACCAAAGAAATCGACCTTCCTAAGATGTCGATCCTCGATGATCCATTTGTCATTCAATGTTTCTCTGAATCCTCGCTCCCAAGGTCCCCGGCCGGGCGCATCGCTGCGATCACCGAGCGCGTGCAATCCGGTATGCTCACGGTAAAAGAAGGCCGTAGGCTGATGCACTATGAGGACTTGGAACAAGACGAGAAGCTAGACAACGCTTCGGAAGAAAGAATCTTCAAGTACCTGGACGAAATCGTCGAGGACGGCAAGTACACGCCTCCAGACATTTTCATGGACCTCGCCTTGGCCAATGAGCTTACGGTGAAGTACCTGAACCTCTATCTGGCGTGCGGTTTGGAAGAAGAAAAGGCGGACCTACTTCGCACCTTCTTCAAGCAAGTCAACACGCTGATCCAAGCCGCAACGCC